TATTTATACTAAGCGTAGGCAGTGGCCTTGTGTTCACCAATAAGGGCAACACCTTCCAACTGCTTACTGGCACTTGTGCCCTGTATGTCAGCTTCAATTTCAGCAGCACGAGCAGTATCCAATTTGGCTTTTGCCACTTTGGCTTGGTCATCTGGACTTGGTCCTTGACCCTTCTTGGCTTCTTGTGATTGTTTGATCATTTCCATTACTTCTTCTTCTGTGGGCAGATACATGTCTGCATCTTTTACACCCAATGCATACAGGCTGTCTTCGTAAGGTTTACGTATCTTTGTAAACATGGCAGGAGTTAATGTATTTTGTGACACTAGGCCCTGCACAGTTTGATACAACTGTTGTTGGCTTTGTTGTATGATCTGATTGCGTTGTATTTGGTTCTCATCACTACGCATACCCAGGGCAAGATCAATATGTATGGTCTTGCGATCATTGTAATTCATGTTTTCAAAGTTTTCGTAGTCTAAAAATTCTGGCTTGCCATCGGGATGGAATTCTGCTGCCAATTTCTTAACTCCGTAATCATCACCGTATTGCACTAGAGTGCGCCATACAAGCCAAATGGCTTCTTTAAGACCTTCGGCTGAATTCTTAACGCAATTGTCTTGGATAATTTGATTTGGTGTAAGGGCCATTTGCAGTTTAACACCTGAATTACCCGGGCTCATTACTTCAGGATTGAATACATCGTTAGGTGTAGTCATGCCCACCATGGCCATTGTATCCTGTTGAATACGGTTCATGGCAGTGTCTATGAACTGCAAGTTACCGTTAGGCAAAGGCAATGGGTAAATGTCTTTGGCTGGATCAAACTTGCTGTCCAAGATAAAGATAGCTGCTTCGCCGTCTTGGATCATTTCAAAGTCCAATTTGTCTGGTTTAACACCAATACGTGGTGTTGCTTGTAACAAGCCCATCATGATTTCGGCTCTGTGTCCGCTTGTAGCATACTCTTGCATGGGCACTACGCTTTCAGCAATGCTCATACCATAGAAGTTTTGTGGTAGGGGTTTGGGACACATGTTGGCAATGGGAATAAACTCTACTTCACGTGCTGATATGATGTATTGTCCACTAAAAATTAACTCTACTAGTTCTAATTCACCGTCTCCATCAATGTCGTAACGGTTGTAAACTGTCAATACTGTTACTTGACGTGCTTCGGGCTCTTGTGCAGCATAGCCTTGTGCTGGCAATCCGTTAATTGGCACACTATCACGTGCGTGTAGCGCAAGGTTGTTTAGCAAACTACCTGCTTGGTATGCACCCACATTTGAGTATGCGGCATATACCTTAAATTGTTCTAGGTCAATGTCAGGATACAGTTCTGTGGCTTCTTGTATTGACATGGGCTTGTAGTATCCACAGAAAGGTTGTTCTGTGATTGAAATTACAGTAGGGTCACACATCCAATAATGTTGTGCAATGGGTCTAAACTTGACATTGAGTGTGTAGCCAGTTAGTTTATACTTGGCTTCATAAATTGTGTTACGTGCAATACTGCTATTGATGTCATCTTCAGCATTTTCTAATTCTACGTTGGGTGCTTCTTCCATCATCATGTCAAAATTACCAGCAGCACCTGCTGAGTGTTGGTCGATACGATGATCTAATTCGGCTTGTTGTTGATCATCTGGTAGACCCGACAACATTTCTTTGGTCTCGGCCATGACCTTTTCCATATCCACGCTGACTTTGCGTCGGCTTTGGCGTAGACTTTTAAGTCCTGACTCTTCGGCTTGTTGTTCAAATGCTTTTAATTGGTCTAACGTGCCTTGTGTTGTGACATAACGCACAATGCTTTCACGCATGGGGCTGATCATCATCTCACCGTTTTTATGCAAGGCAGCGTCCATGACCCAATGTTGTAGAATCTGATGTGGATCATTGTTTTGGTTTATGACCTTGTGCACCATGTCTGTGGCCTGCTTGGCTGCGGCAGCATCTTCCTCATTGTCGGGCACAAACTCAAACTTGATGTGTCCATTTTGTGCCAGGCCCTTAGTGATAACCGCACTTGCATAATCAACTACAGGTTTTACCACGGGATGAATATAGTCAATGCCGTTTACTGGCTCTGTTGACTGTGTAACTGCTAAAACTAGGTAGTGATAATCGCTTGCACGATTGATGTTGTTCTTTGTGGCCAGCAAGCGTAAGTTTGCGGCACATTTGGCTTGCAACAAACTATACATCTTCACAAAACGAGCCATCATGCCCTTGTGATTGTTTAAGTTGCTAATGACTACGTTTTTTATATCCAACATGGATGAGATCCTATCATATTATCTATTATTTAGTGTGCTTTAACCCTGGGGGTTATGAGGTTGTTTCCAACTGGGTGCTGATTGTGCTTGATTCCATTTGGCTGCCTTGACCTGATGTCTATAGTCACGCATACGCTGTTGTGGACTGCGTCCATCCCAGGGTTCGGCAATGCCATTTAAGCATCCTAGTAGTGCATAACGTGCTGAATCAATGCAGTCGTCGGGATCACTAAAGCGTCCTTTTTCATCAACAAAGTAGTTCTGTGCTTCACGTAAGAACTCCACACAGTTTTCGTTGACGTGTAGTGTGCCAATCTCCAGCATTTGTCGCATCACATTCACTCCATAACTTTTATGGTTGTTTCTGCGTCCCTGTTCATCAGGAGGATTCATTATGGGCTCCCCTATCACATTGAGTTCATATTCTTCAAACAGTTCACGTATGCTTTGCGAGGTCATGGTGTAACGTCCCGGGGTGACAGCGTCCGGCGGCAACACTATGGGTGTGCCAAACACTTCGGGACGCATGAGATGGTTGATGTAGTTCATGGGATTGGCTTCTTCAACACCTTTCACAATAATCTGTGTGTGCAACCATGCTTCCTGTTCATCGGGATGCCAATACATCAGGCTCACAACTGTTTTGTCGTTTACAAGGCCCAGGTCCAAAGCAATAATACGCCTAATGCCAGTAGTGTTACGCAGGTCGTAATCACCTGTCTTGTAAGTGGGCCAATTTCGGATTTGAAACACTGCTCCCTTGCCCATAACAGGACGGCCATTGCGACGAGCGTCACGCTCATGAGGCAAGTAGTCACGCTCCAATTGACGTCGTGTCTCCATAAGCAAAAATGGTTCGCCCCATGGATCATATTCTGGCACGTCATCCCAAGATACTCGTATATGTTCATAACCTTCCTCATGATTCCAAAATTTACTTACTAGGCCGTTGAGTCCTTTGAGCGGAGTAAACGAGCAAAGCACTTGTCCTTGTGTTGTGGCAGTTCGCGTAACTATCTCACTAAAGAAGTCGTCAGGGGGCTGTTCGTCAAAGATGGCCAGGTTAAGTTTGAAACCTTGCATCTGACGCACTTCTTGTGTGTAGTTGGCAAACAACAGGTAGCTGTTCTGTCCCGAACGGTGTCGTATCTCCACGCCCATGCAGTTGGCGCCATCACTACGCATGGTGTCAACAACAATACGGTCTCTGGGTATGGCTCCGGTTCCGATGGCATCACGTATCTTGACATCATTGGTGCCCAGCAATTCATTCTGCAACACCAGCGCAACCTGACTCCAACCTTCACCGGCAACCATTGCGGTCACAGGCCGATCAAAGCGTTTGCCTTCCCACCAGTCAGGATACATGCCGGTCAAGTGTATGGCAGTTTCATAACAGGTGCTTACTGTCTTACCAATTCGGTTGGCAGCAAGTATGCCTCTACGCTGACTTGCTCCGGTGCGAAAGAAACTGCGTTGATGATCAAATGGTCTAAAATATTTTAGTTGATTGTAACGCATGTCATCGGCAATCTCTATGGCCAATTCCTGCATAGCAGCTTTCTGCACACTTGGCATGTGATGTAGGTTGTTCACAGCCAAACTGTGTTCGTCACAGATCCAGCGTATGGCACGGCGCATGAGCACTCCAGGATCCAGCATTTAGAATCCTCTACGTATTAGGTCAAGTGCTTGTGCAGTTTGTGCCAGATGCGCCAACTCTGCAGGAGTCATGCGCCAAGTGTCAGGATTGCCAGTATCAACACCATCGCGTTTGTCCAAGCCCGACTGCAAGCGTTCCATTGTTAATCTTAAACAATGTTCTACCT